CCTCAGTTGGTCCATCCTCTGGTTAAAGCCGAATCGTCTCAATGGTTCGAGAGCTTTGACGAAGACTCGTTAGATCTCTTCTTCGCGGATGAGCGCGGGTTTTCGGCAGAGGATGCGGAAGATGATTTCTATTTCCGTGTCGGAGGCAAGTACGCCGATGATTACTACGATAGAGCTCAACGCCAGCGTAGGGGTGGCGATGGTAGTCAGTCTGATGATGAATACGACGACTATTCCTCGTACCTCTCGTCTGCAGAAAGTGGTAAAGAACCTCTACTGCCCCCTTTAGGGTTGAGCCCCTCTTCGGAGGGGCGTCAAAGTGGAGGTCGATCCACACTGCAGATATCGAAGCCGTCGAACCAGGAGGAACCCTCCTCGGAGTGCTTGAAAGAGGCTGTGGAAGGAAGTGGAGTGAGCCAAAGCTCACCAACGACCCAAACAGCACAATCAAGCTCTACGAGATCGGAACCGCAAACGCAATTCGTCCCGGAGTCCCAAAGCGCAAGCGAGGTGGGATCGCGGACGAAGTCATCCGATGCAGATGCGAAGAAATTGCAAAAGCAAGTGGATGCTTTGAAGGAGCAGCTTTCAAAACAGAAGGCCCACTTCACGAAGACAGTGACAGAAATGAAACAGTCGAAGGAGAAGGCCCTGAAGAAAGCGAAGGCAAAGCCGCGCAAGGCCGATGCGCCCACTGCGGCCACTTCAAAGGCGCAACCAAACAAGTCTCAGCCGAATACTCAGAATTCGCTGGAGAATTTCAAGAAATCTCTAGGAGACTTGCTGAACTCGCATGGCCTAGACGCGACTGTTCTACAGAGCTTAGATCTCTGATTTATTCAGTCGGTTTGGCATCTGACCCATCTTTAATGGAATGTAGGAAGAGTGAGTTGGCTGTCGCTAGACAGTCTTTGCTCTCCCGGCTCCCCAAGCTAGGTTTTCCTGAAGAACCTACAAGGGCCTTTTTCATCACCAAGATTGAAAAGTTCATTCTATCGGGTCGTCTTAATCAGCACGGAAGCCCAGGTTATCCTTTCGGAGACTATGGGTCCAACGCGCTGCTTGTAAAAGAGAATTATGTAGAGTTGGTTACTGCGGTTGCCGATTATCTTGAATTGCTGCGGGACACGCCTCATACCGAGGTGCGTTCCTCTAGCGTTCAAGACCTGCTGGAAAGGGGACTGTTGCTTCTTGTGAGAGTTATGATCAAACAAGAGCCTCATAAGTGGACTAAGTTGGGGAAGCGCGAGCGGCTGATTTCATCCGTTAGCATCATAGCTTCCTTAGCCGAAGCCGTCCTCTATGGCGACCTTCTGGACCTAGAAATCGAGGAACACGGTCGTCTTCCAGCCAAACCCGGAATGTCGTTAACGGACCAAGGCGGCAAGGACCTCTCCCGGTATATCTACAATGAGATAGAAAAGGGGGGTGCTGGCTGCTATGGTTTCAGCAATGATGTTTCAGGTTGGGATTGGGAAGCCGTCACGGGGCCTCTGCAAGATCAAGTCACTGAACTAAAGATTGACCAGAGGCTCTGTCGCGGCTCCCTTTGGGAGAGAATGATGCGAAATCTGGATTACTTACTATCCATCTCGCCTTTCGTTCTGTCCAACGGAC